AACAGCTTCAGATGAACCTTTAGCTAATTGACCAGGTTGAGCTGTTTCTACAAAGTCATCTAGGTTTTCTACTAAAATACTTGCTAAACGTCTTTCAGATGCGTCTGCACTAGAACCTGCTGCTTGACTAATACGTCTTAATATTTCCATATTTTCAAGTGTTACATTAGAACCTTTTGTATCTTTAATTCTTTCTAATGCTGCATATACTCTAGGTTGTAATGTTTTATCTAAACCTTCTTTAGCTAATGTTGACTCTATTTTGTTAGCAAATTGGTTATAAGAATTCTTTTTAAATACAGCACCTACATCTTCAGCAAACTTGTATTGTTGACCAGCTTGTCCTTTTAATTCTTGCACAGTAGGAGCTTGTAATGTGCCTTTAGCACCCATAGCAAATGGGATACCTGCTGCAATACCTGTTGCCATACCTACTAAAGGACTACCTGTTTCTTCTGCAACATATTGTGATGTAGCACCTACAGGTAATGCTGCTGCAACTTGTCTTGCTGGTTGTTGTGATAATGTTTGTGCAATGCCACGACCAATAGGTGTTGTAGCTGTTTTAGCTAATTGACCTAATGCACCTACTTGACCACCTACTCCACCTAATGCACTACCACCTACTTGTAATGCTCTTTCTACTTGTGTTTCAGGATTAGGAAAGCCTAATTTAGTTAAGCCTTTTTCTACTTGTGCAGTAGGAGATGGAATATCATATTTATCAGGCAATGCTAAGTTTAAACTTTTAGTAAGCAATTCAGCAGCAGGCAAAGCTAATCCACCGGCTATAGCACCAGCAGGACCTGCTAACGCACCACCAGCAATTGCACCTGTTACAGGAACAGCAGCACCTCTAGCAATAGAACTTAAACCACGACCTATCTTTTCTGTCATGCTTTTTTCTTTTTTAAGAATAGAAGATGGTAAGTCATCTTCAGGCACAATATTAGAAGAAGATAGTTCCATAGGCAAATCGCTTGTAGGAACTAAATTACTTGGTAAATCTTCTAAAGGCACTCTAGCCATTATTCATACTCCCATTGACCATTTCTAAATATCATTGGTTTACCACTTTTAGATTTAGTTCTTGAACCTTCTGTAAATCCACTAGGTTGTTGCGTAGCAGATTTAGCTGGTGCTTTTTCAGTTGACTTAATTTTAGTGTTATATTCATTTAAGAATTCGCTAGTGCTATTATATAACTTACCTTTGAAACCTTTTAAAGTGCCATTAGTATTGTAATAGTCAACAGCTTCTTGTTTAGTTTTAGCTGCACTTGTCATTTGTTCTTGTAACAAATCAAGACGTTTAACATTAACACTTTGTGGCAATGCAGGGTTATATACTCGGTTAATTAATGCTTCACCTTCTTTTGCTGTAAACTGTGGACCAAGAATAAGTCTTAAGTTACGTTGAGCAATTTCTTGTACTTGTTCTTTAGTATCTTGAGCTGCTGGGTTTGTATATTTAAGCAAACCTGTATCATCTTGTGCACCGACTAACTTACCTGTAATTCTTCCTTCAGGTTGTTGTTGAAGTGTTTGTTTAGCTATTTCTAATTGAGATAAACCTTTTTGCACATCTGAAAATCCACCACCAATTGTAAAGTCTACTAAATCTTGTGCTGACTTTTCTTCTACTTTCATTTCTAATGGAGAAAGACTTTTCTTAAGTACTTCACCTCTAGTTTCCATAGATGATACAGATGGAACTAATCTACTAATATCACCTGTTTGTTGATATTGAGCAATAGATTGAACAGTAAACTTAGTAGGGTCAATTGCAGCAATATTTCCAACTTGCATTGATACTGGTTTTAGTACACCTAAATTACCTGTTTGTTGGTATTCTGCTAATGACTCAGATGTAAATTTACTTGGGTCAATGTTACCGATATTAGTACCACGTGCTTGAGATATTGGTTTTAATGTACCATAGTCTTTTGTTTTTTGAAATTCAGAAATAGACTCTGGAGTATATTTAGAAATATCAATAGTTCCAAATGGGTCATTTTTACCAGCTAATAATTGTTGTCTATACGCATTATTTAAAGCAGTATCAACAGCACCTTGAGATGAACTCATACCACCTAAAAATGCTTTACCTAGATAAGGCAATGCACTTTTAGCGTTTAAGTTTTTAGGGGTAGCAAGATATGTAGCACCTGCACCTAAAACACCTGATAATAATGCTTGATTTCTTAATTTTTCTTCTTGGTTAGGGTCTAAAATGCCTGTAGGAATAGATGTACCAAATATATTCATTCCATTAAACAAATTACCTAAGCCACTATTTGTGTCAAATAAAGCCATATTATTATCCTCTATATCCTTGAGCTAATTGTTGTAATCTCATCTTTTCTTCGTCTGTTAATGGAATACGTGTCATTAAGTTTGTTAATCCTATTTTATTTTCTTGCACAGGCATAACATTAGGAGCTACATTACTTAATGGTGAAGATACCATTTCAGGATTTCCTCTTGTAATAGGCATTAAAGGAGGAGTTTGCATTTGTTGTGGTGGTTGATTTAAAGCATCAAAACTTTTAGAGCCTAAATTAATTTTATCCATTGTAGACATATTTGAAAATGGATTGCCAATGTTATTAGTTAAGAAAGCACCTGTTTTATCCATAAGACTAGATGCACCCAATCCACCATATACACTAGGAGTAGCACCTAAACCAGCCAATGACCCTTGACTAAGCAAACTAGCATTAAGTGTAGGAGTGCCTAATATGGCAGGAGCTACAGTTCCAGCAGCTAAATCAGCACCACCAGCAGCAGTAGCAGCACCTGCACCACCACCTAATAGACCTGCACCACCTGCTCCAAGACCAGCACCTAGTAAAGCTGTTTTAAATGGGTTAGCACCTGTTACAGCACCGCCTACAGCACCTACACCTGCACCTATCATGGCAGGAACTAATAGTTGTCCCATATTATACCTTTCCTACTACGTAACAAATAGGTTCTAAAATAGCACGATAAATCATGCCATAAGTATCTCTAGTTTTACCTCTTTTTTGTTTCCATATATCAGCAGTACGGTGTCTTGCAATATGCTCTAAAACACCCCTTAAAATGCGTTGTAGGGCATTCTTTTCACCAGTCTTGTAAGCATAGTTTACTAATGGTAAGAATAGTTTATGGTAACCTTTTTCGTATGCTGGGTCTAAGTCTTTAGATTGAGCTAACCAAATAGCGTTACGGAAGCTACCAAAGCCATATTCAGCATTCATAGCTGTACATACTATCTTGCCACCACCAGATTGAGTAGTTGTAGATACTTGACCCATAGGCGCACCATAAGCAGCACCAAGATATGAAGCAAGTTTTTGATATGGTTTGTTTTGTTCAAAGTTAAATCTATCAATATCAGCTTGTAAAGCAGTTTTTTGATAGTCTTCAGCAGTTTTACCTACGTTAGCTAATTGTGAAATATCTGCATAGTCAGCTTGTGCTAATCCAGGAGCATTCATAACTGCTTGGTTTTGCATACCACGTTCACCAGCATAGTTTTGATAAGCTAAGTTACCGTATGTATTAGCTAATGTTGTAGCTAGTGTGTTTGCTGCTCTGTTTTGAATATCAGCAGATGCACCTGAACCATAACGACCAGCCATAGAAGCACCACCTTGTGCTTGTCTAATAGCATCATTGTATGCTTGTGTAGCTTGTTGTGTAGGACCTGCTAATGCTTGTTGAAAATATGGGTTACCAGCAGATAAATAGTCGCCTTGAATAGAACTTAATTGTTGTTGTTGTGCAGCAGGAATTAATGGGTTACCAGCTAATGCTCTTTGTCCTGCTAAACCTAATGCTTGAGTAGTTTGTGAAGATGGTCCAACATAAGTTTGACCAGCATAATAATTAGGACTTTGTGTTTGATATAAACCTTTAGCTTCTTCAAGACCATATTTAACAAATGGTGCAATTGTAGGGTCTAATTGTTGTTTAGTTTCAGATGTTCCACCGCCACCTGACCCACCACCACCATAAAATGTAAATGACTGAACTAAATTATTGAGCCAATTGTGTAAACTTATCATATTGCTTTCCTTAAAGTATAAATTCCCATGTTTGAGGTTTAAATCCTAATTCCCTTGCTCTACGTTCCCATCCTTTTCGTTGTGAAGAGAATGTAACTCTAGACTTACCGCCTTGTTTTGCTATTGCTTGAATTTCTTGCCATGCTTGTTGAAAGAGTGTATTGTCGTTAATGGTTGACCATGAAGCCCATACATGAAGTGTGTCACCTATAGGCTGAAGTACTACAAAACCTACTACTTTGTTATCTATCATACCTACAAATAACATAGACCTGTTTTCATAACAGTCGCAATAGACATCTTCTACTATCCATTGTGTATGACCACGTTGTCTTACTAACTCAAGACCATGTTTGACATAATCCCAATGTGAACGTAACTGGTCTTTAGGTATGTAATGTAAAATCACGCTACTATAATATATCCGTATGTTTTATCTGCTGTATTGTTTGCAAAATGTTTTAGTGTTGCACTACCGCTACTTCTAGCACTTACATATACATTAGTAGATGCTGAAGTTGATACATAACTCATTGTAGTAATAACGCTTGGTGTAACTGGTCTTGTTGGACTTGTACCTGCTGCATAATGTTGTATAGACACACCAGTATCAGATACTTTCCACATAAGTTCAACATAATCACCTGCTACTAATTCTAAATAAAAGTTTAATGCACCAATAATATGACTTGGGTCACCAGCAGACCTTCTTGGTGCTAAACCAAACCTACTGTTTGATGCTGCAATATCTGTGCCATTTTTTCTAAACCAAACTTCTGCGTCTTGAGAGTCGTTGGTTGTATTCTTAAACTGTATAGAAAACTCTAAATTATAAAGACCACTATTTCTTACATTAAGTTTAGAACTGTTTGACAAATAAACACCATTAGAAAAGTCAGTAGTGTTAAATGTAATTGCATAAGCTGCTGTTGTTGATGCAGCAGTCTGGTCAGTTGAGTCTTGAAACGCACCATAAGGAACAGTATCACTACCAGCAGCAGTACTAATAGGTGTTAGTAGTATTATACTATTATAACCTATTCTTTCATCTGATATCGTGGTAGTTGTAGCATTGCCTGTAGCTAAAGTAATTTCACCAGTATTATTGCTTTTACCTTCTACAAGGTTATTTACAATTTCTGCGACACTTCTAGCATCACCACCTGTCCAAGGTAGTTTACGGTACATATCACTACGTGCCATTATCTAGTACCTTGTGTAGAGTAATCTATATCCATGCCAATTGCTGAGAACCAATCTGCACCAGTAGGTGTTAAAGCAACTCTGTGATAACGACCTGAGCTTCTTACAGCACATCTATCTTCTTGACTTGCAGATACAGCAGTTGAGTATGTAAGAGTATCATCTAACATACGTCTAGAAGCCACAGAAACATCCGCAGAGCCATTATTTACAGAAGGTCTAATAAGAGTAAGCACAGAGTTATATCCGTATTCTAGGTCATTTGTAGTGATATTTGCTGTAGCTGGAGTTCCTGTAAATGTGATAATTTTAGTATCACGAACACCACCAAATAGGAATTTACCACCTGCGTATAGTCTATCGTCTAGTGTAGTAGTAAGAGTATCTACAGTCTTTAATGCTGCAGCACTTGCTGCCATATCAATAGCAACACCTGTACCAGAACCTACACCTGTAGCTGTAAACAATACGCCTACAGTATTAGCTACTGCACCTATATTTGTAAATGATGTAGATGCTTCTACATTACCACTTGTTGAACCTGATGCTACTGTAGTAAGTGTAAATGTATTTGCTCCTGTGCTTGTAATAGTATAATTACCATCTAAAGCAGTTCCGCTAGTAAAGTCTATAGCTAATACATTACCAGTAGAAAAACCATGAGCCGTAATAGTGACTGTGACAGTTGTTCCTGTTCTACTATATGTTCCTGTTTTTGTACCTAAACTTCTAATAGTATATGACTTGGCTGCTACAAAAGAACCTGCTGTTACGTTATAAGCTGTATCTATACCATCTAAAGTTGTACCTGTAGTAGCTAAAGTAGATAAAACATCTACATCTGTGTCTGCTTCACACCATTTTTGTGTTTCAAAGTTATAGATAAGTAAAGCTCTGTTACCTGAAACTGTTGTGTAATTCCAAATAACTAAATTGCGTTCTGGGTCTATAGCTGCTGATATAGAGTCAATATCACCAATGTTAGCGTTGTTAAAGAAGTATCTGTCTACTTTTTCTGAGCCAATGCCAACTACTTGTTGACCATTGCATGAATAGAAACCATCATCTGATAAGAAGTATGATATGCCACCGTATTGAGCTATAGAACCACCTTCTATACAACCTACGTTACGAGAGATAGTGTCAAATTGGAAGAATAATGGTGAGCCAATATATGACATACGCACAATGGATTTTTCTAGGAATACAATACCAAACTCGCCACCTGTGATACCGGTAATATCACCACCGTCAGGAAGTTCTTGATAGTCTGATTGTGATGCAGCACCTGCAGTCCAATCCGTTGGGTCATTTATATCTGACCATTGTACTCGTGATGGATATGTACCAGCACCTATATTAGCACCTACTACAAAGTCACGAACTACTGTAATGTATTTAGCTACTGGAGCTGCTGCTGCTAAATCTGCAAAGTCTGTAGATGAATTTACATCATAATATTGTATCTTTTCAGAACCATTAGAAGCTAGTGCATAGTTACCAAATTGAACGAACTTCCATCTATTAACACCTGTATATCCACCAGCTTTAGATACATCTTCCATAGTTAAGTCTGTAGAAGATACTTTAAATAATTTAGTAGCACCGCCTGCAAATATACTTACATCATTATCCACTTTAGCTGCAAAACAGTTATTAAGGTCTTCTGTAGCTGCACCTGAATAGTTTACTGCTGACTTAAATGGACCATATCCTATCGCTAAAGGAGTGACGTTATTAGCTTCTGATACTGTGTCTAGGATACTAGGTTGGTCTGGTAACCATTCTTTAAATTGTATACGTTGTGTAGGCATATTAAGCCTTCATAATGTAGCAAAGTGCATAGTATGGTGGAAGGTTAGCATTAGTTCCACTTGAACCTGTTGTGCTATTTGTTACTGTTATGCCTGTTGTAGCAGTTGATGTATTAACAGTTCCTGAACTAGCTGCATCTTGTTTTAAAAATCCAAGAACACCAGCACCACTTGTATTGCCTTGCACTGTATGAAGGTGACCAGGGTCGGTAACTGTCGCTGTATGAGTATGAGATACCACAATAGCATCTGTAGAACCACCAGTAGCACCTACAGCATAAGTAGATGTAGCACCTACTACAAAACGGTTACGTAAGTCAGGTGTAGAGCTTGAGCCATCACATAATAACCAACCAGTAGGGATAGATGCAGATGAACCTGACCATAACATAATCATACCAGCAACAAAAGCATTGCCCCATGTAGGAGTATTACTGCCACCTGCTGATAATAATACTTGACCAGAAGTGCCTGCTGAACCATCTAGTTTAAATCCACCTGTAATGTCAATAGTGCCAGATGATACTAATGTGCCTGAGCAAGTAAATGGGTCACCACTCGTACCTGCTTGTTGGTCTTTTAATTGTGCCATTACTGTTCTAATAGCATTATTTACGTTAGCTGGTGAACATCCTTCAGCAATGTTAATGTTAGATATGTCAGTATTATCTGCTGACGTAGCTGAATATTCACTAATCTTTGTCTTTGCCATCTTTTATCCTTGTCGTAACCAAATGTCTATACTTGGAGTTGTATCAGTCCAAGTTTCTGTTCCTGCTGTAATTGTTGTCCATGTGTCTGTAGAAGGTGATATTGCAGACCATGTTTCTGTTCCTGCTGTGACTGTATTCCATGTTTCTGCACCTGGAGTAACAGTTATCCATCCTTCACCTTGCCTTGTACCTTTAGCAGTAACTGTTCCTACACCTTCTACATAAGCAAAACCTGCAAATATACCTTTAGCACTTACTGATAATAGTGCATAAGCATCTATATCTGCGTGACCATCAATAATGTAGCCACCAAGTGCTGTTACTGTAGCAGTTCCTGTGATAGAACTATTGTTTAATCTAATTCTGTTGTAAGTAACTGTAACTGTAGCATTGGCTGTAATAGAAGCAATGCCAGGAATTAGTAATGAGCCTAATGCTGTTACTGTTCCTGTTGCTGTGATACTTGCTGAAGAGAGTGCTATAGAACCGCCAGTAGCAGATACTGTAGCTGTTCCTAATATTGTACCACTACCAAATGTAGTTCTTGTAGCTAATGCAGATACTGTTGCAAATCCATTTATAACTGCTGTGCCAAATACTAAAGAACCGCTTGTTGTAACTGTGACTGTTGCAGTAACATTAATGCTTGCGTTAGATGTTCTAAAGCGTATTCCTGATGCACTTACGGTTGCATCTGCTGTAATTGCAGCAGAAGCAGTTATTACATTACCAGTTATTACTAATGAGCTAAAAGGAGCTTGGGAAAAGCTAGCTATGCCAAACATTTATTGCTCCTTTATTCGTTTGCTAGTTTTAACATTATTTAATTGTCAATGCTTTTAATTCTTCTACTGTGTTTGCAATATCAACAAGTTTAGTAATATCACGAAGTCTTTGTTTTTCTACAACAATAGAAGATGTATCTGCATTTAATTCTAAAGCACGTTGGAATGCTACATCTTGGGCTAATAGTAATGGCTCACGTTCTTGACGTAATCTATCTTTGGTAATATCTTTAGCTTTATCTATATCAATAATTATTGCCATGTCCATGCGTTCCTAAATGTTCTGTCTGTTGGTATTTCAGATACGTCTACAATGTGATATTCTTTTCCTTGTGGCACATCTTTAGCAGCAATTTCTTCTATAGTCATAGTTTCAAGAGCTTCAGGTGTAGGAATAATTATTGCCACTCCATTTTCATTTGTTTGGTAAATAATGCGTTGTGTCATGCTATTCCCTTATCTAAATATAGCTATATTTACTACAGATGCGTCTGTGTATCCACCTAGACCTGCCCTAGAAACAGCCAATTTTAATGCTGATGTTGTATATGAGCCAGTAGGGTCCCAACCAGCAATATAAGCATTTCCATTGTCCCCAATAGAACCACTTGTAAAATTATAATTGGCATCAGGCATTGCAGTTGTAAAATTAATTGTGTATAAACCAGTTCCATTATCTGTAATAGAGCTTACATTTACACTTGCACGAATAGCTACAGTACCAGTACCATTAAAATTTACCCAAGCTCTAGCTCCATAATAAGCAGGAGAACCAGTAGTTGTAGTTAATTGATTTGTTGAAGTATTAGTAATAGTTACTCCGCCAGTACCTGCTGAAACTGAAATTCCAGTACCAGCAGTAACAGAAGTAACTCCAGCATTTGTTAAAGTAACAGTACCGCTAGTAGTTACAGTTCCTCCGCCTGACATTCCAGTTCCTGCGGATACAGTAATACTTGTTACTGTTCCACTTCCTGTACCTGCACCAATGGCAGTTCTAAATGTAGCAGCATCTAATGACGAAACGGTATTGTCAGCATTAAAACGTGGGAAAGTAACAGCACTTGGGTTTGTTAGCGTAAATAAATTACTGCCAACTGTTGTTGCTCCTAATTCTGTTCTTGCATTGGGAGCAGTAGTTGCATTTGTACCACCATTAGCTACAGGAAGTGTTCCTGATACATGAGTTGTAAGACCAACCTTACCCCATGCAGGGTCTCCACCAACTCCACCAGATATTAATGCGTTACCAGTTGCTACATCTGCTAATTTACCTAATGTATTTGTAGCTGAAGCATAAACAATATCACCTTGAGTGTATGTTGTTAGGTTTGTACCACCGTTAGCAATTGGTAAAGTGCCTGTTACACCTGTAGTAAGTGGAAGTCCTGTACCATTTGTAAGTGTAACGGATGCTGGAGTGCCAAGTGCTATTACATTGCCAGCAGCATCATCATAAATTGACTTATCAGCAGGGTAAGTAACAAATACATTCTTTGTGCCAGCACTAAAGTTGACTGCACTTCCACCATTGCTAGATGCTAATATGGTATCACGAGATAAAGTAGTGCCTGAAGACGTATAAGTGCCTAGACCTACTTCCCATTCTGTTCCACCAACAATAGCGTAGTAAGTAGTATTGCCGTTACCTATTGCAGAGAATGACTGAAAGCCAGTAACTGCACCAGCAAGCGTAAACGTACCTGTGCCTGTTGTTGTTGAAGTCTCTTGGACTCTATCCTTTACGACTAAAGGCATGAGTTATCCTTAAGCTAATGTAACTGAAAGGTTGCCTGTTGATATCTTAAAGATGTCACCAGAGTCAATAGTTTTAGACGTATCTAAAGGCGAATGATATAAAAGATTACCTGAAGTAGCAGCATCATTAATACCAATCCAGCCTACCACACCCCATGAAGCTGTTGCTGTTGGAAATGTAACGTCAGCAGAGTTTGTAGTTACACCGTTAGAAGGTGCAGCAAATGTAACTGCTGTTCTAGCGTATGAACCACCTGATACTTCTGTACCACTACCTGCGTCTGTAGGGTCTGAAGTCCATAGTGATACATATACTGTTGCTGGTGATGTGTATGTTGTTGCTCGTAGAGTTGCATTAATAAGTGCATTCTCTAAAAAATTACTCATTTCGGACATAATATTTTCCTTATCTTGGTGTTACGTTTAGTGTTGTATATGCGTATGTTTGACCTAAGTCACTTGTTTTGATATTAGCAATTGCTCTATCATATAATGCTGACCATGTTGCTACTCTAGGGTCATTCATTAAATAAGGTTCTGCTTCTGCTAGAGTTGCGTAAAGTAAAGCATCTGGATAGTATGCTAAGAACAAGTTACTAGCTGTTGTAGTAGAGATAAATGTAGGTTGAGCATAATATAAAATTTGAATGGTGTAATCAGAGTTTTGACTAGGTGCAAATTGAAACTCTGTGCCTAACATTGTAAAATAATGTGAACGACCTGATAATGATGTTTGACCATTACGGAAGAACAAGTCAGGTGATTGGTACTCTAAGATAATAGGTGGGTTACCCTGAAAGTGCATCTCTCTTAACTCTAAGAAGTCACTAGGAAACGCTACCTTATTATCAGAAGGTGTAGTAGTTGCAACCTTTAACATAGCTTCTGTTCGTAAGTCACGACTCATTCTTAACTGTGCCATCTGAACAAAGTCAGGTATGACAGTTGTTAAGTCTGTACGTGCAAGATAGCTTTCTACCGTTGATACAAAGCTGGTATAGTTTGTAAATGCCATTCGTAATCCTTATTGTTTTTTAACTAATACGATACAACCATTATCTATCTTTACTTGTTTGGTAATAGTAAAGCGAGTGCTGAGATGTTTATTCCACCACTCTAAAGGTTGTTGTATAAGATGTGCGTTTCTACCGTCTGGTAATATTTTTACTGCTGGACCAGTATGTATTGTAAATAGTCCGTATTTGTTTACTACTCTTTTTAAATCATCTAGTACGTTATCTAGTAATTCAGGTTCTATGTGTTCAAGAACGTCTATACATGTTACAAATTCGTTTGGTTCTGGTGTTTGACTCCATAATGGATTACTAGGTTCATAGGGAGTGTAGATAACTTCTGACTTAATACTGTCTTTTAGTCTACATTTACCTGCACCGTAGTCTAATAGGCTTGTAATACCAAAACTTTGTATAACATCATCAACAATAGGTGCAAAGAATGTACTTGCTATGCCATAGTCAGGATTTTCATGCAGTTTTGCCTGCATTTCTCTGTATTCGTTAGAGATTAAGCTGTTCAATGACTTCTTTCCATGTTCTATCGTCTTGGTAAATGAGTCTCATGTGTCTATACCAAGGCATACTTACTTGAGCATATCTCCATTGGTGATATTTAGGTACCAAGCACCATGTTTTAACGCCCATAGCAGCACTACAATGTAAAGCTGTAGTATTGACCCCTAAAACCATATCACAAGCTGCTATAAGAGCTGCTGTGTCATCATAATCTTTTGCGTCAGATGCTAATTCTAAGTACTTAATTCCTTCAATTTTGCTCTCTACGCTATAATCTAAGCTAACTAATTGTATGTCTTTGCGTCTTAATAGTGGTTGTAAGTCTTCTTCTGTAAGTTGTCTACCTTTAGCGTTAGTTCTAAACGTACCGCCTTTAGTAGTGATACCTATGACTGTTTTACCCCATGGTTTAAACATGGCTTTCCACATTTCAACCTTATCTGTATCAGGTATTAGAAAAGGAGTCCCAGGAAAAGATTTACTCGTTGGTCTGAAAAACTGGGGTAAGCCACCAATAGCACATCTTGCATCAATTGTAATGTCATTTATCCACTCCACTTCTTTTGCTTTACGTGTTCCATGAACAATTGCTTTAGGAAAGCTACGTTTAAATAATGTTTCTAATCTTTCATCACAGTCTATGTAGACTTTCTTACTAATGTCTATAGCGTCTGGTATACATGATGCGTAGAATATCTCATCACCTAAACCTTGTTCACCATAAATAACTAAGTCTTTACCGGATGAGCCATCCCATCTAGGTTCGTCTTTATAAACTAATTCTTTACGGAACTTACCACCTAGTGACTTGTTCCATTCTTCCCAACCTTTAACCCATTCACCTTTGGCTAGGTAACTATGAGCTAGGTTTAATTGTGCGTGTAGCTCGTTAGGATTGCATTCTAAAGCCATCTTTGCAGACTTCTCTGCATCATCCCATCTTGACATCTGAACGAGTGAAGCTGAAGCGTTAGCATAAGCTAGTGCATAGCTAGGGTCTAATTCTGCTGACTTTAAAAAGTATTTAATAGCATCATCAAACATATCCATCTCATGACATGCACGACCTAGAGAAGTCCATAATGCTTTATTGCCTGGTTGTTCTTGTAATGCTCTACGGAAATATTGATAAGCAAATGCAGGTTTGTCACCCATTAACCAGATATAACCTAAGAAATGTAATGTAGCTGCATCATTAGGATAGACCATTAACACTTCGTTAATGATAGGCATTGCTACGTCATACTCTTCTTTTTGTATGAGGTCGTGTATTGCTAACTGTACTTTCTTTAATTCGTCTTTATCCACGTTTTGTAGTTAGTTTCAAGTATGGATAGTTTTCGTTTATTTCTTTCATTAACTCTTTTGTTTGGTTAGGGTTATACATGTCTATACCCTTTTGCTTTAACTGCATTTCCACTACAGGTGGAATACTAGCAAAGTGCGCCCATTCTTCTTTAACACCTTTATTCCAAACCTCAGGGTTATCTCTGGACTGTTTAATCTTGTCTAACATGCCACTAATATCTTGTGTGCTAGTTAGGTAGTATGTATCTTTAGCTGGGTCATAGTCAAAGTACTGACTTACACCTGTTACGCTATTGTGGTCAAATAATATTGGCATAGTATAAATACAACAGAGGGAGAATTAACTCCCTCTATCATATCACATCTAATTACTAAGCACCTACGTTTTGCACTTTTGCATGTGCGTCAGGGTTTTGAACTACTAAAGCATATTCTGCTGTTAATAGCCAGTTTGTTGCGTCACCAGTCTTAGCAAGTTCTTCTTTGCTTAAAGGACGTAGTGAAGCTAAACCAACATAACCTGGGTCTACACATAAAACTGCTGCATCACGCATGAAACGGTCAAGTTTCACAGTGTGATTACCGAAGTCAGAAACGTAAACGTCTGCTGCACCAGTAATTGTAGCTTGTGTTGTACCTTGAACATTGTTGAACTTAGTAGCAATACCGCTAAAGCCAGAGAAACGTGCTTTGTTAGTTGCTGACATAAGGATTAATGATGGCTCGCCACCGTCTGTCCAAGCTAATTGTAAAGCTGACTTTAAGTCTGCTTCAATGAATGTTACTGAAGTACCGTCTGTAGGAGCTGCAACTGTACCGCCTGAAAAACCAGGAGTTGTACCAGATGTAGAACCTGTAGCTAATACTCGGTTTACAATCCAAGACTCAATACCTGCAGATGAACGAGCTGTTGCTGCACCGCCTGCTGAAGATGCTTGGTTACGTACAATTGCATACTCCATGTCACGTTTCATTTCTTTACCAGCTTTCATAAGTTGGTAAGCAACTTCAGACTTACGACCATATTTTTTAACTACGTCATAAGTGTTAGAAATTTGAACTGTTTTACGTGAGATTTGAGTATAGTTACCTAATACTGTTGTTGATGCTAATGTTGCGAATGAAGCGTCATCACCTTCAAGTGCTCTGTTAGTCGCTGCTGCTGCGAGGGCGTCAGTTTGCCATTGGTGATACGTCTGGCCGGCCGAAGACCTCTTTGCAATTGATAAAAGTGGTGTATCTTCTGGAGAAATATCAAAAATGATATCCTCAAATGACTCCGCTATACCTTTACCGGTATAACTATTGGTTGCTGCTGTTGCCATGATTTTTTCCTTTGTAAATTAAAGCATGTTTTCTATAAGTTTTGTAGCCATATCTGACTTACCTGTTTTACGTAATGACTCACGTAATTGACGGTGAGCAGAGCTAGCTTCCGCTTTAGTATCTTTAGAACCAGGTTTCACTACTGGCTTAGCACTTGATACTTTTTTCTTTACAGTAGAATTCTGTTGAAGTTTTCGCCATTGCATAGCGTCATGCAATACCTTTACGTGACGAGGGTCAACAATTGAATTGAGTTCTGCATCTGAAAAACCATAATCCTTGCCAGTAGATAACAATGCTTGGTTAGTCTCAGGACTCCAATTTGGTATCTCTTTTGCTAGAATTTCTTTTCCTTTTGCTATCTTCTCAGACATCAATTGCGTTTGCTTCTGAACGACTTGTTGCTTTTTGGCTTCAAACTGTGAAACAAGTTGACTACGTTCTTGCTGTAGTTGGTTGTATGTAAAGAAAAGTTTTTGTGCTTCCACAAAGTCATTATCAGACAATTGTTGCCAATTCACGTTTGCATATTGGTTTAATTGTTGGTCTAATGATGTGATTTTTGCTACATCTTCAATTAAGACATTGTTAAGTTGCATCTGTTCTTGAAAGGCTTGCTCCTGCATTTGTATTTGCTGGGCATACGCTTCTAGCTCTTTGCGTTGTTCTGCTACTTGTTGTGTCTTTTGCGTGTAGTCTAAGCCTTGTTGAGCTAATGCTACTACTTCGTCTAGTGGTTTTTCAACATCTTCACCATTGACTTTAAGTTTAAGGATAGCAGGAACTTCATCTTGCGACTGTTCTTCTTCCTCAGCTTCGTCATCTGGCTCATCTGTTGCTTCTTCTGACTCTACTTCTTCAGTATCTTCAGCTTCAGCCTCTAGTGGTGTTTGTTCTTCTTCGTCTTGAAGTTCAGGTGGTTTAACATCTGACTCAACACTATCACCAAGCATAGTCTCTAACCGACTTTGTGGTGACTGTTCTGCGACTTGGTCACTCATAATTTTATTTCCTTGAAATTAGACAATAAAAAAGACTCGTAAGAGTCTTAAGTAGGCTTGTCCTTACCTAAATTCTTTTGCATGTCAAAACGGTTTTCACTCAAAATACTGACAAATTGCTTTTGAATGAAACACTTACCCAAATACTTTAAATCTTGGCTTATCCGTTTGTATAGCTGCGAGCCTACCTGTGGTCATCACGTCAGTAAGTTGCTTGTTGATTTGGTTTAATAGTTGTAAAGCGATAACTAATTTGTTATGTGTCTTCTCATCACCTAATGGACTGTTAGCCATACTAGCAATAAGACTTTCTCTTACTTTATCCATAGCTTCTTTGTAGATAGGGTTATCTAATATCTGTGCTGCTTGTTCACCACGTTTAACTTCTTCTAATGACTTATCCGCCATACATCATCCCTGCCTGAGCTTTGATTTGTGCAATGGCTAAGTCAGTTTCAGCTTTTAATTGTGCTTTAAACTTCTCTAACTCAGCTTGTGCAATTATTTTTTCACGTTCAATTATTATATCATTCTTTGAACGTTCTTGTTCTTGCATCATTTGTGCTTGGGCTTTTTGTTGTGACAATGCCATATCAGACTGAGCCTTTTGTTGCTCAATAGCTAACTGACCTTGAATAAGAGTTTCATTAGGGTCAGGTCTTTGTTGACCTTCTTGCTCAGGTGTATTAGCTGGATTAACCCAGAACTCTTCAGGGTTTTTAAAGCCTGCGTTCTGTGTAAGTTTAGCGAGTGCGTTGTATATCTTTTCAGGGTTAGTTAAGCCAACAGCAATAGCTTCTTTTTGCATATTCAAGATAGATGTTAAGTGAACTAACTGTTGGTCTTTATTACCAGCACCTAAGCCTACAGAGATAGATAAGTCTTTACGAGCTTTCCATTCTCTAGGGTCTACTTCTACCCATTTGTTACGTAAACGAATAATGTCTGGTTTAGTAAGTGTTGTTCTAACTAAATGATGCACAAGTTTAAATAGTTCTTTTACACCTGTCTCAGCGAATGTTCTAGCTACTAACTCAATACGTTGTTGAGACGCATTCATAATCTGTGCTACACCGGTAGCTGTCTTGTTAAGACTGTTAGAGTCTAAGCCTTGATTGTAAGCTGTGATACCTGTTCTCTTTTCTTTCATAGAGTCCATGTATTCAACCATACCGAATGATGATGCTGGTAGTGGTGGATGTGATAAAGGCATGATGCCTGAACCTGGGTCACCTTCTACACGAACAATACCACCTGGTCTTGACGTAAGCATATCGTCTAGGTTTACTCTGTCAGATATTGCATAACGACCATTGTTAGCTAGATACATATTATCTAACTGACCACGAATAAGCGTAGACTTAATTAACTGAATGTCCATAGTCAAGTCAGCATAAGAACGACCAATATGTCTATGTGGCATTATCATAGGTGTGATACATGCGAAAGGTACATACTCGCATTTCTCTTTGTATAGGATTGTATTGCCTAACACTACAACTCTATATCTTTCACCGTCTAACTTAATGTATGTGTCTTTAACTAAACCTTCTTCTGGAGCAATAGCTCTGTCGTATTCTTCATCATAGATATCACGAGCATTAGACTCTTCTTCAAAAGTGTCTCTAATATCTGACATGATAGACTTGATGTATTCTAGTGGCTTGTCAAATGCTTCAGCAATACTAGCTAACTGCATAACTTCTCTATGTTGAACGAAAGTAGCGTCTTGTAGGTTAGGACCTGATACCTCTACAGATATCATCATGTTTTCAGGTGCTACGTTATCAATGTATATTTCAGTCTTGCTTTCTGTAACCTTGAGTTTAACGTCATGTAACATAGGTTGCATGATAGTTGCTGGGTCAACACCATTCATCATAGCTTGTTGATATAACGCATCCATATTAATAGATGGGTCAGGGTAACCAGTATGCTCTAATACTTCTGTCTTCTCATCTGAAGCCAACATTTGTAGTTGTGCATCAGTTAAACCTTTATACTCGTATTCTTCTACCTCTTCCTCTTCTTCAGAGTAAACCTTTACATATCCGTTCTTAGATAGTAATGCGTCTTTAAACCATACATAGAATACTTTAAACCCTTCGTTCTTTTCCATAACGACATGGTTAATGTAATCTGTTTCTTGGTCTGCTGCTTCTTGGTCTTCAGGACCTTTAGGGTCAAACTGAACAACCTTATCACCAGCTACAAAGACTTTGAGTAATTGTGGTAATGCTGACTCAATCGTGTCTTGCACGTCATAAGATACAACTTGTGAACGACCTTCTTCTTCGTTACCGAATGGTTGACCTAAGTAATAGTCAATAGCCTCTGCTCTATCGTTAGATAGTGATGAGTCATTTACACCATAGGCAATACTTTCTTGTTGCTCTATCTGTGCAATGATTTCCATATCTTGTATCTTCATTAAACAATCCCTCTATTTGTATATTGTATCTTCTCTTTAGACCATGACTCGTTCTTCATAGCTTCTATAGAGGTACATAAGTATCTGAGACAATCACTACCATGACTGTATTCGTCATGTAGTGGTGCACCAGGTTCATTGGTTGCAGAGTTTATACTTCTGCGATAATTCTTTAAACATTCAACAAGTCTATTAGCTGACTTATCAAAGTATATTCTGTGGAAGTTCATTCTTACTAATTTAATGCCAGACTCTATATCTTGCCTAGGAACAATCCTTACATCCCATCCTAACTTCTTCATAATATCTTCTGCTGATATACCATGCTTAAAATCTTTAGACTGTCCGTCATGTGGTAAGAACATTGTACCCCAGTTATAGGATAAGTTCTTTAGTTGTGCAGAATAACTATCTAGTGTTCTGTGGTCATCTTCTATATAACCAATGATGCGTAAATCTGATATACCTTTTTGGCATAGGATAACTGACATGCTGTCGTTCCATCCTAAGTCCATGACTACATGAACCTTCATCATAGGGTCATAAGGCACAGTTGTTATACGGTTACCTTCTTGTGCTTCACGTATCTCGTTAGAGTATATAGCACCATCTACAGCAGCTTTACAATCACCTTCCCATATGTTTGCATAGTCAGGGTTAGTCTTCTCGCTATGTTGACGTTCTATCTCTAGTACTTCAGGGAACCAAGGATTGTCAGTATAGTTTACTTTAACAACCTTAGCGTTCTCTGGTGGATTAACCACGAACCTAGTATATGTGTCGTCTGTATCTATGTTGGGGTTAAATGATACCCATATCTCTGAATTAGGTTTACGTATCGTAGGTATAAGAATATCCCATGACTTCTTACTAACTGTCTGGGCTTCCTCCACCCATACAATATCACATCCTTCAAAAGACTTTATAGACTCAACAGTATTTGTAGCAAGACCAGTAAAGCTAAATGAACTACCGTTAAGACCTCTAATCTCTGCTTCAAGAACTTCATAGAAAGCTCCTAGACCTAAAGACTGTATTTGGTCATTAAGTAATGTATGGACTGACTGCTTAATAGACTTTTGTATTTCTCTGGCACATAAGACACGTGTTGGCTCACTAGCTGCTTTTATAAGCAATGCTCTTGCCATAGACCATGACTTACCTGAACCTCTACCACCGTATGCTACTTTATAACGGTGTGGCTCAAATAAGAAGTCTAGCTTACTCGGAAACTTGGCTATCGTCTGGCTTGACAAAAGTAATTCCAATTCCTAATGGTAGTTCTGAACCATCTGGTCCACTTAATTCAGTTTGTGTAGGTAGTATCTTAGCGTATATGTTATAGAAGTTATTAGGGTTATCTATAGCCCATTGCTTCATGTGGTCTACACCACCTAATTGTTCAAACACTTCTATTACGTTTTGTTTAGCTGTAGCAGATAGTTTATTAGGAACTCCTGCCTTTCTACCTGAGCCTGGTCTTTTACCACCGTGACTTGATAAATTCTCTTCTACTTTTTCAAGTTGTTCATTGTTTTCCATTGTTTTGCAACTCCTTATAGGTTGGTTGCCCTCTATTGTTTAATCGCTTAATAGTCCTTTTGGTTCTCTATACATTGTTTCTCTTGTAGAAAAGTCTTTTAACTTTCCTTTGTTTTCCACAAAACCTAAATTCTTATAAAAATCTTTTAATCTATCTATTGATGTAGCTCCAAATGCTTTAGATGGAGTTAATGTTACTTTGTTTCCTGTTTGGTCTGCATAGTTAGTAATATCTTGCATGACTTGTGTTCCTATGCCTTGACTTCTCATTTCTTTAGGAACTACTATTTTAGATACAGTTAATTCTGGCTTATTCTTACTTACATAAGCACTAATATCTATTCCCATGTCTTTATATGGCTTTATAACGTCATCTAAGCTACCTAATAGACCTTTTGTTACATTCCCTACTTGGCTAGTAGATAGTCCTAAGTATGGGTCTTGCAAGTAAGATGGCATTTGGGCATAGCCTTCTGCATATTTCTGTGCAGCAGGGAAGTTCCCTGATAGTATGTCCTGTAATGTTGCCATGTTAAGTCCCATTGTTTGCAAATTCTTTATGGTATATGTTTCTGTGGTAGTCTATAACCTCTTTTGCTTTATTAATATCAGAATACATACCTAAATATTTGTGTATTTTATTAAATGTAATTACTACTTGCCATTTCTTACATCTTTTATGCCAAGTAACGCCTTTTACTCCAGATGTATTTCTTTTGCTCATTTTTCTATTGTAAGCATTTTCACTTACACTAGCTTTTCGCAAGTTACATATTCTATTGTCTGTTTTAATGCCATTAATATGGTCTATTGCATCTAACTGATACTCACCATATACATATAACCATGCTAACTGATGTGCATGATGCCTTTTACCATTTATAGACATTCTAATATAGCCACTATCTAATGAACCACATACATCTCCAATTTTTCTATTAGAATACTTATGTGTTTTTAGCCAAGTAAAAATACCTGTTTCTTGGTTATAATGAACTTCTTGCTTTAATTGCTCTTGCGTAATCATATTTACCCCTAATTAGGTTAATTAAAAGGCTATCCATGAATTAGCATGGAAGGGGAGCTACCCCGTTCGCCCTATTTGTTACAACTTACTTTCTTTTCCATTCCCTGTAAGTGGATATATCATTCTATGATACGTACTCCACCATTCATCACTATAATCTGTGTTTTGATAATCCTTGAAACAACAAGTTCCAAGGGTGTGATGCACTAACTTAGCATCTGGATTGTATTCGTATTCTGTTTCTAGCCAGTTCCATGTTTCGTCTAGTTTACCTACTTGTTCTTCAGGATATTTGAGCCATTCAAACCTGTGTAGGTATTTACCTGTTTGTTCTTGTACGAATTTAGGTGTTAATTGTTTATTGAGCCAATGCCCACAATTCCATAACATGACTGAACTCCAATTTTTCTTTGGATAGTCTTCGTTCTTTGCACCTAAGTACTTAACAGGATGCTTTGTTTTATAGTGATGCTTTACGACTTTTACTGCTTCGTCTGTATCAAAGTTCGCTAGTATCTCTGCAATATCTGTTCTGCATATCATATCGCCATCTACAAATAGTGCGATACCTTTAAAGTTATTTAGATATGGCACTAGAAAGCGTGAATAGATAAATGCGTTACTACCGTCTTTATGTGTTTCTTCGTAGTCTTTTAAAGTGTTTAATGCTAATGGTGTAAAACTGACCGGTATTGAAGACCTCTCAATAACTGACTGGCAAAACGCATGATAAGCCACCGGCTCAACTTTACCATCATATCCTACATATATATCTAGCTTTACCACTTAACTTTGTTAGCCCAGTATGCTGCGGACATTTTTCCTTTTGCAATGTTTTTAGCGTGTCTTGCTTTAAATGACTTTGCTCTATCTGTATTTGTTTTGTCACCACTTACACCCTTTTGTCCAAAGCGTATAAGTTTCTCTGTGTCACCATCTTTAGCCAATACTGCATGTGACTTAGTAGGATGACTAGGTGTTCTCTTAGGTTTATTATAACCTGAAAATGTTTCCTTGCCCTTCTTAATCATTTCTTTTTCTTAGCTGTCTTTGCTGATTGTTTAAATGCCATAGCTGTAGGTGCACCTTTAGAACCTACCTTACGCATCTTCTCACCAGAGCCTGCTTTAATTCTTGCTTTCTTTGCTGCAATGTTTGCGTATAAACCTGTTTTCATGTTATTTCTTTCCGTAAAGATGTTTAGACATAATAAGAGTTTGTTTTTCTTTAGTAGTCATAGGCTTTGTTACTGGACCACCTATTAACCATGCACTGCACGTTCTATCTGCGGCACATTTGAACTCAAACAGTTCACAATAACCTAGACTAGCACCATCCACTACTTCATTAGCGTATGTTTCATCATCTGACTCTTCACCTTGTATGCCACTGACTATGCAGTCCATCATTTCAGGAGTTTGGATAAATGCAGAGCAATTACCACAACGCATAGTCTTGGCAGTTTCTACTGGAGTTTGCCATTCATCTGCTCTAGCACTCCAAAATTCTTTGTTTGGTTCATCTGGATTAGCTGGACCATAACCTACATTCTTAAACGCCCAGTCTCTATTCTTAAGATTAAGTTTTATGTCGTGCGTTACGACTGGACATTCTTTAGCCATTATTTTTTCTTCTTAGCCATGCCTGCAGATGAAAGTGCAATTGCGATAGCTTGTTTTGGGTTCTTAACAATAGGACCTTTTTTAGAACCAGTATTTAATGTACCAGCTTTATATTCCTTCATCACTTTGCCTATTTTTTTCATCTTTCCTGCTTTGGTCTTCGGTACTGATTTCATGTGGTTTCCTTAATTTAATAAATCTGTGGTCATATCTACAATCGTTACACAAAGTATACTCGGTGAAGTCAAATGGTTCACCACATTGTTCGCAAATAGATAGTTTCATAAAAAGAAAAAGCCCAACCAAGGAGAGAGTATGGTCAGGCTTTTGTGGGATTACGTTATTAACGGACAGGAGTTGTCCAACAAGTAGTATTATAGCATACTTTGCTATATCTGTTCAACAACATTATG